AGCACTCAATTTACAGATGGCACTTGCGGATTAACGTATGTAGGAAACGTAGAACAAATTCCGTACTCTACGTTGCCACAAGGCGCAAACACGCTTGATATTCTTAACGTAAATTTGTATTGGGGCAATAGTCGTGTGCCGCTGAATTACTTGCCGTGGACAGACTTTAATGCTCGTATGCGTTTTTGGCAAAACTATATTGGTAGACCAGAAGCGTTTTCAATTTACGGACAAAATACTATTTACATTGGTCCTATTCCAGACCAAATCTATCAATTAGAGATTGATACTGTTATTTTGCCAACAGATATGACGTTGGCTGCTCCTACTGTTGCTGACACAATTACTGACCCATACACTTCTTGCCCTCAATACTATGCTGCGTATTCCGCTAAGTATTATGAGCAATCGTTTGGTGAGGCGGAGATTTTTAAACAAGAGTACATTAACAATGCAAGAAGCGTCTTGAATACGACCTTTACTCGCAGGATTCCTTCAGCCTATAGCAGTCCATACTAATCATGGCAGCGGCAGAGCAAAAGAAAAGCTACAAAGTTGTTAAGCAATTTAAAGGGCTTAACACTAAGGCTAACCGCACAGCTATTGAAGAAGAAGAATTTTCTTGGGTTGAAAATGCTCAACCGATTGGCTACGGCAATTTAAAGATTATCCCTAGCTATATTACGTCTAAAGATACAAGTAACAACGCTGTTGTCTGGGCAAATACTGTTACGCATTTAACGTCTTGCAACATTGATATAACTGATTACGTTATTGCTTTTCAAACAGACGGTAGCGCACAGTATTACAACCTAGACACCAAAGCAACAGGCAATGTTGCTGTTGCGGGTACGTTTTCCAATACTGGCGTAATTACAGGTCAATGGAAAAATGAGCGTATGCTTATTCTTGACCCGACAAAGGGTTACTTTACTTGGGATGGCAACAATGTTGTATCTGTTGGTTCTGTTGGCATTATTGCAGTTACTAATGGCGGTTCTGGTTATACCGGCGAACCTACCGTTACTATCAGTGCGCCACTTAATGCAAACGGCACTCAAGCCAATGCAACAGCGTCAGTTTTATCTGGAGTCGTTGCACTTGTTTCGTTAGATGATGCCGGTTCTGGTTACGGTGTCCCGCCTCCAACAATTACTATTTCTGGTGGTGGTGGTTCAAACGCAACAGCAATTGCGGGTGTTGTCACGTTTGCAACAGGCACAGCGTCAGCCGTTGTAGTAACAGGTGGAACCGGATATACAAATTCTGCTAATACTGTTGTCACGTTTAGTGGCGGTGGCGGAACAAACGCAGCCGGTACTGCGGTATTGGGCGGTGGTCAGGTTCAACAAATTATCATGACTAACCCCGGCTCTGGGTACACCAATGCGGCTAACTTGACGGTCACAATATCTGGTGGAGGTGGAGCAAATGCAGTTATTAAAGGGATTGTTAACAGCGACCGTAATTGCGGTATTGCTTCTTTTAGCGGCAGGGTTTTTATTGCTGCCGGTAGGACTATTTATTATTCTGCTTCAGATTCCTACACAGACTTCACAAGTGTGTCTGCCGGGTCTTTTGTCTTAACTGACTCAACACTGCATGGCAATATTCAACAAATATTGTCAGCAAATAATTTCTTGTATATTTTTGGCGATGACTCAATTAACGTCTTTTCTGACGTTCGAGTAGACACCAACGGTATTACGTTATTTACCAATACCAACGTCTCTGCATCCGTAGGAAGCAAACGGGCTAACGCTATTTTCCCTTATTTTCGGTCAGTGTTGTTTTTAAACGACTATGGGGTATATGCGCTGGTTGGTTCTACAACTTCTAAGATTTCAGACTCTTTGGACGGAATGTTCCCCAACATTGACTTCAGCTACCCAATCTATTCGGGTCAAGTATTGCTGAATAACATTCTGTGTGCGGCGTTTAATTTTCGGTATTACGATGCTCAATTCACGCAATCGTATCGGTATGTTCAAGCGGTGTTCTTTGAGAAAAAATGGTTTATTACTTCTCAGGGTGATGCACTGCAATATGTGACTTCTGTACCCGTAAACGGGTTAGTGACATTGTTTGGCACATCAGGAAATAGCCTTTACCAGTTATACGGTAATGCGTCAGCATCTATTACATCAAGAGTGCAAACAGCTTTGCTGCCAATGTCTGACCCAATTAGAACCAAGCAAGCGTTAAAGATTGGCATTGAGGCTACGGCAAGCAACATCAGTTCTATTACGATGCAAGCTACGGTGGATAGTGAAAATCAACAAAGTCCACCATATACGCTATCTAGCCTAGTGAGTTGGATTAACAACAGTTTGCAAATTATCCCGTGGGTAAATAACTCCAGCGTGCAGATTGGTTGGGGAACAATTGGCTACAACTTATACAAAACAGACGCTTCAATGTATGGAAAATACGTTGGAATCACAGTAACATCATCAAATCCTGCTTATGTTTACAACGGATTTGAATTTGAACATGAATTAAGAGTGAGGTTCTAAATGACCGTTCCATATACTTTTGCCACAGCAACAACGTCTATTCCATTATCTCAATTGGATACTAATTTTGCTACTGCGGTTACGCTTGGCAATACGGCGGTGTATTTAGGCAACACAACAACTAGCCTTGGTAATCTTGCATTAACCAATACAACCATTACCACCATTCAAGAACCAACAACGGTTTCTGCAACGGCGGCTACTGGAACAATTAACTTTGATTGTTTAACGCAAGCCATTTTGTATTACACAAGTAATGCGTCTGCAAATTGGACAGTCAACTTGCGTGGCAGCGGTAGCGTAACGCTCAACAGCATGATGGCTGCAAACACTTCTGTGTCTGTGTCATTCTTAGTGACGCAAGGTGCAACTGCGTATTACAACAGCGCAGTAACAATTGATGGAACAAGTGTGACTCCTAAGTGGCAAGGTGGTACTGCGCCTACAGCGGGTAACGCCAGTAGCATTGACGCATACACATACGAAATTATTAAGACTGCTTCTGCGACATATACAGTATTGGCTTCACAGACCAAGTTTGCTTAAGGACTACAGATGCCACGCCTCTCTAAACTAGGAGCCGCTTGTGCAGCCGCATTTGGCTTCACATTGCTAACTACTGCAACCGTTACCGCAACGTACCTTGTTGTGGCGGGTGGTGCTGGCGGCGGTGGAGATTCTGGTGGCGGTGGCGGTGCTGGCGGTTTACTTACGTCAACTTCAACTTTAATTGCAACCACTTCTTACACGGTCACAGTTGGTGCGGGTGGTGCTGGTGGGGCAGCAAGCGGAAACGCAGGAACTAACGGTTCAAATTCTGTATTTGGTGCTGTTGCAACAGCGACAGGCGGTGGTGGTGGTGGTGGTAGAAATACTAACAATGCAGCCACGGGCGGTTCAGGTGGTGGCGGTTCTGGCGCAACAAGTAGTAGTGCTAGCGGGTTAGGAGCTTCTGGAACATCTGGTCAAGGTTCCGCTGGAGGAAACGGTGTTGCTATTTCAGGTGGAGGGGTTATCGCAGGCGGTGGCGGTGGCGGTGCAAGTGCGGTAGGTTCTGCTGGAAACGGTAGTAGCGGAGCTGGCGGTAATGGCGGTTCTGGAACTGCATCATCTATAAGCGGCTCCTCAGTAACTTACGCTGGCGGAGGGGGAGGCGGAGAAGGTAACGGAACCCCAACGGCATCAGGAGGAACTGGCGGTGCAGGCGGCGGCGGTGCGGGTGCAAGCACTTCAACTTCGGGAAGTATAGGCTTTGCCGGTTCTGTTAATACAGGTGGCGGCGGTGGCGGCGGCGGCAGAATTGCTTCTCCGGGTAGTGGCGGCGCAGGCGGCTCAGGCATCGTAATCATTTCATACGCTGGCATACAAATGTTTGGCGGTGGCACAGTCACATCTAGTGGCGGTCAGACCATCCATACGTTTACTTCGTCAGGGACTCTAAGTCCTTTGTCTGCGTTGAGCGTTAGCTATTTAGTTGTGGCAGGTGGTGGTGGCGGAGCAAGTTCATCTAGTACCGGCGGTGGCGGAGGTGCGGGTGGTTTCTTAACGTCTACGGCATCTATTGATACAAAATCAACATACACCGTTACGGTTGGGGCTGGCGGCGCAGTTGCTACTGCTGGTTCAAATTCAAATTTTGGTAGTGTTGCAACAGCCACAGGCGGCGGTTTTGCTGGAAGCACTACAGATGGTGGAACAGGTGGTTCGGGTGGAGGCGGTGGAGTTACTGTTGCCGGTCAAAATGGCGGTGCAGGAACAAGCGGTCAAGGTAATGCAGGGGGTGCTACTACTTTTGTTTCTCCATATAGAGGCGGCGGTGGTGGTGGTGCAAGTGCTGTAGGCGCAACAGGCGCAGCAAGCGGTAATGGTGGCGCGGGAACTGCAAGCAGTATCAGCGGTAGCAGCGTCACTTATGCGGGCGGTGGTGGCGGCGGCGCAGATTTTGCTCCCGCTGGGTCAGGCGGCGCAGGCGGTGGCGGCGCAGGAGTAGCAAGCGGAACAGCAACCGCTGGTACAGCAAACACAGGCGGTGGCGGTGGTGGTGGCAGAGGTGGTGGTTTTGGCACTCCTGCTGCGGGCGGCTCAGGTGTAGTTATTATTTCGTATGCCGGTTCTCAAGTGTTTGGCGGCGGTACGGTTACGTCATCAGGGGGAAACACCATCCATACGTTTAATTCGTCAGGGCTTCTTGCGCCACTCTATACCATTTCGTATTTAGTTGTGGCGGGCGGAGGAGGAGGGGGTGGTAATTATGGCGGTGGAGGTGCTGGTGGGTTACTTACTTCTACAACATCTTTAATTACCGGCACAACATACACAATTACTGTTGGTGCGGGCGGTGCGGGCGGTGCTGCGGCTGTAAACGCAGGTACAAATGGTTCTAACTCAACTTTTACGGGTTTAACTGCTTCAGTTGGCGGCGGCGGAGGAGGTGCGGGTAGTTATCCAACTCCTGTTGCTGCGGGTAATGGCGGTTCAGGCGGCGGCGGGGGTGTTGTTAATGGCACAACTGGCGGTACAGGCACTTCAGGTCAAGGCTTTGGGGGCGGTACAACTAATTCAGATAACGCTACTTACACCAATGCTGGCGGCGGTGGCGGTGCTAGTGCAGTAGGCGTTAACGGTTCGTTTTTAGGCGCGGGCAATGGCGGGGCTGGCACTGCTTCGTCTATATCAGGGTCATCGGTAACTTATGCTGGTGGTGGTGGTGGAGCAACGGATGTTAATACTAAAGCTGTTGGAATAGGTGGAGTTGGCGGCGGAGGTACTGGCGCACAAGGTAACGGCACTAGTTCAACTAGTGGAACGGTTAATTTAGGTGGCGGCGGCGGTGGCGGTGCGTTAGGCTATGGTTCTAGAGCAGCAGGCGCAGGCGGCTCAGGTGTAGTTATTCTGTCCATTCCAACTGCAAATTACACCGGTACAACTACCGGCTCACCAACCGTTACAACTAGCGGTTCAAACACAATATTGACTTATACGGCATCAGGGAGTTACACAGCATGAGTTATTTTGCAAGAGTACCCACACTTACAGACGGTAAAGGCATCGTTGATGATGTTATTGCTGCTGAACAAGATTTTATTGATTCGGGCAAAGTTGGTAGTCCTAGTATGTGGTGGCAAACCTCATACAACACGCATGGAAATGTCCACTACGGTCAAGACGGTCAACCTGATGGTGGCGTAGCCCTTCGTGCAAACTATGCCGGACTTGGCTACACCCTTGACACAACTGTTGTGCAAGATGGCGTAGTTGGTGTGTTTTACGCACC